TGGCAGGAAGACCAAGTTCTCTAGCTGTTTTTAACCAATCTTCACTTGGCTTAGTTGTCATATCAACAAGTTCTAGTGAACCTGATCCAGTAGTCCAGTTAACAACACTTTCTGGAATAAATTTGCCAGATTTTAACAACTCAAGTCCGGCGGTTGTTTTTGGAGCAAAATACTGTTTCACAAGATCGGGATTAGATGCAACAGCAGATGCTTCATCTTCACTCAGGTTAAATTTAGTCATCAACTGTTTAATGCGAGCAGTTCTATCCATTGCGCTCACATTTAACGCTCCAGTTTCTGCCATTGTTTTTTGAGCAGTCGCAGACTTTTGTGCTTGTTCAATTAAAGCGCCTTGAATTGCACGATAACGATCTGCCGCTAGTGCCGCACCTTGCACATCACCAGCAGCTTGCAAAGCATTTGAGTATTGAAGCAAACCTTGTGGGGTATTTGTATCAAACTGCCGTGCCAGTGCATTGCGTTGACTGATTAAACGCATCATTGGGTCTTCAGCGCCCATCAAGCCAGCAAAGCCACCAGCGGCACGATTAGCGCCAGCCATGATGTTTGCCCTAGCCAACTGCATAGGGTCAAGTTGTGCCATAGTGATGGCATCTTGCATAGCTTGACGCTGTTGCTGTTGTTGATAGGCTTCAGGAGTTATCCCGAACAGTCCTTGAACGATACTTGGTTCTGCCATGATTACTCCCAACCTAAAAGTGCTGAAGTGTTATATCCACCAGAAATATCTGTTGGAGTGATATTGCCACCACTAAACAAACCCAACAAACTTGGGAAAGCATTTCCAATGGTGGTTCCCAAAATATTCCCAAACTGAGTGTTGCCGCCAGCACCTGACAATATATTTGCCAAAGGACTGTATTGCATTGAAGGCAATCTTGCCGCAGCACCTGCCGTAGTTCCTGCAATCCCCAACTGACCAGCCTTTCCACCAGCGGCTGAACTCAATGCTGACAATTGTTGGCTCAAAGACAGTGGTTGTTGACCAAGAGACTCAAGCTGAGTGCCCACACCAATACCAGTTGTAAATGGAGCATAACCGCCTGTCAAACCTTGCCCATAAGCACCAAGCAAGTTAGCACCTGTACCCATCAAACCAGCACCAAATTGGACTTGTTGTTGACCAGCCTGCTGTGCTTGCGCCGCCAATGCCGCATCTTGTTGAGCAATAGCGTTGTAATACGCCTCCATCTCAGGAGATGCCGCCCGTAGACCCTCTCCACCACCTGGGCGCATACCAGTTCCACCAACAGACAAACCACCTCGACCAGTTTGGAACAGTCTGTTTTGCAGTTGAGCAAGCTCACGCTCACGGCTAGGAGCAAGCAAATTCTGTTGTCTTGCCATGTAATCTGCCGCCACTTGCTCGGGTGTCTGAGCCAAGTATTGCTGACCCAGGCCAAACAAACCTTCTGCGCCAGCAGTCAAAGGCGCATAGCGACCAATTGCCTTCTCTGCTTCAGTCAATCCTAAACCAGACAAAGCCATGATGCGGTCTTGCATCGCCTTGAGTTCTGGGCTTATTGTGTATCCAGCACTTGTCAATTGACCTGTAACTGGATCAATTTGGAATTGGCTAGTTCCAAATCTTGTAGTTGTACCAACTGGTCTAAATTGAGCGCCACTTACTGCCCGACCAGTAGCCTCGTTAATCAATCTGGCTTGTTCTTCAGCGGCGGCGGAACTTTTTTCTCCTTGAACAAGACCTCCAGCACCTTGTAAAAGCCCACCTAAAAGCGATCCAAGTGCTTGTTGTTGTTGAGTAGTTGTTGCCATCCCAGTTCCCCCTAAGAGACTCTTTGCTAAATTTGCACCAGCCAATGCTTGAGATGCAGTTAATCCACCAGTTGCCGCAGTACCAGCACCACCAATTGTTGACCCTGTTCCATAAGCACCCATCCCCGCATCAAGTGCGCTTAGACCAGCAGCGCCACCACCCAAGGCGGCAGGCATTGCAGATGCGGCTCCATAAGTTCCCATGCCAGCATCAAGCGCACTAAGTCCAGCACCAGCACCAGTAGCACCACCAACCACGCCAGGAATGCCAGGAATTAGCCCACTAGCCGCCAACGCAGCAGTGCCCAAGATTGGCAAAGCATTCTGAGAAAGGCTTAAATCCTTATCCAGTTGCGCCAAATTTTGGGTAACTGTTTTTTCAATTGGCTGTACAACATTTGTGACTGCACGGCTAATTGCTGGCGTTGGATCGAGTTGTGCTAGTGCGCCCATTTGAACCTCAGTGTTGCTTTATAAGTTCTGAATAGACCATCATCTATTTTTTCTATCTCTGATGGATGAGTAAGTTGTGCAATCAATTCATTGATCCGAGGGTTGTCGTAAAAAGTAACGGCATAGTCAAATCCTTGATCTTTCAAATCATCAAGATACTTTTGCACATTGATTACTAAATCTTTGGCTCGTTCACCATTTATGCAATGAAATTCAATGCCGTTGTTCTCAATCTGCTTTGTCAGGATCAATGTGTCGCCCTGACGCACAACAAAGTTGCCTGTCTTTGGTGAGTTCATCAATCCATTAAAGTAGGCATCAACAGTCATAGCAAAGCCAGCATAATTCTTTGCCAAGTCTTCAGAAAGGATTTGACGAATATCTTTCATCAAACAGTCCCATTAGCCACAATGTTGCCCAACACAGTCAGATTCCCTGATGTGTCAATCTTCATCACATCTGTGCCAGATGCCCTGATATACAGATATGAACCGCTTTCAACAAAGCTGAAGTTTGTAAAAGTTCCATCTGCTTTGGTGGCAATGGCAGTCTGAATGTTGGTGAACTCAGTGTCAATCTCAGTACCTTTGACAACCTTGTTTGAGTTCCCAGGCGACAAAGCATCTTTAGCCGCAAAGTTGGTGGTTTTGGTGTAGTTACTCACGATACATCCTTATACTAGTTTGCCATTCTTGGCTTGAATCTCAATCTTTTGAATGCTCACAGGATAACCATTGATTTCAGTCTCATAACCCGTCTGCACAGTCTTGCCAGAACCAGTTGTTTGACCAACCAATGTCTGCAAAGCAATGCCCTGCGAGTAATAAGCCACTGGTGAACCATTTGCACCATATTCAGCAGTCCCATACTCAGCAACAGTAGAGACAGGAATCGTCAATGTCGTTGAGTAGTACTGACCAGAGAAGTCATATCCCCACTTGATGATGAAGCCTTGATTTGACCCACCAATCACCACCACAGCAATGCGCTTCAAAATAGATGTGACATTGGGCTGCCCCAAATCAGCATAGGTGGTGAAGTACTGCATCCGATATGTGGATGTATGGTCAAGATATGTCCCATACTTTCCTACATACCCATTCTTGCCAATCAACAAGTCTCCATTGCGTCTGGCAAGGAAAGCCGTTGGCGTGATGGAATCCCACACAGTTACCCTTGAAGAACCATCTTGCAAAGCCGCCTTTGTGTCAAAACAATAGGTTTGTGTGGCTGTTGGGAAGTTAATCAGGTAAAAAGCATTTGCCTCGGAATAGACCGCCTTGATGTTGGATGCTGTCTCAGCGGCAACAATCGTCATCAAGTCATTGCGGACATTCTTAGACAAGTCACGCAAAGGTGCAGATTTTTCCTGAATGGTTCTCAGGAATGAGCGAATACCACTGTTTGACAAGAAGATCACATCAGTGCCAGTGTTGGCAATCGAATCCCTTGCAATGCAACCAATGTTGCTCACGGCATCACTCAAAGTCATTGTCGATGGCGTAGTCGCACCAGAGTAAATCAGGATTTGACGCTTGCCAAAGATTAACAAAAAGCCATTGTGTGCTGCCAAACCAGTGATTTCATCTGAACCATTGGGCCACACCTGGGAAACATTCAAAGAACCAGATGTTCCTGTTGACCAAATATGCCCTGACAACAAGTCAGAGAAATAGACAGTCACATTGTCAGCAGTGGTGTTAGCCGCCCACAGTCGCCCATAAGCAGAGATAACAATGTTTGCTTGAGGAACAGTGGCAACATAACCTGTTTTCTCGGTTACACGCCTGTATGTGCTGGTGCTGACAGCAGGGTCATACACCAATGCGTCATGACCTGTCTGGAAGAAATATGTGATTCCATTCAAAGAGGCACACTGCCAATTGCTTGCAGTAATGGTTGGGGCAACCCCTCCCCCCCCATATGTCAATTCAGTAACAGATGTGCCACTGAGTTTGAATAACTTGTTGTTGCCAGCAAACAAAACAGTCAAAGTGCCATCTGTTTGCACCAATTCATGGATGACACCAACATTGTTTGCACCCAGATTGCCAGAGGATGTATTTACCCTTGACCAACCCTTGCGAGAGCCAATGCGCCCATATTGGTCAATCACGCAGTTTGTGGCAATCGCAGCATATCCAGCCGCTAAATCAAGCGGAGAATCCTGTGTGTTGACCCCATAAAAGCCTGGAGCCGATACAGAAAAGGTCTGGATTTGCTGTGTCATTGCGGGACAAACTCCTGATTCTCAGGATAGCGGTTGCTCTCCAAAGCAATGTAGTCCGACAACATGGATCGGAACAGTGAATAAGCCTCAGATGAAGACAGACCACCATCTTCACCACGCTCAACCAATGCCCTGGCGTATGCACCTTGTGCAACCACCACATCAGGAACAAGAATTACAGTGCTATCAGCCGCCAATGTAGCCTGTGGAACTGCCAAAGCAAACATGATGCTGTAAACACCATCTGGCCTTGGATATAGCGTGATTTTGGTGTCGTAACTACCATTTACGCCTTCAAAGATATATTCACTTGGGATGCCCGTCATAATCGTAGAGAAATTCTGCTTACGATTCATGTCCACAAATGTGATGTTTGTCAGACCAATGTTGCTTGTTGCGTTGATGGCATCAAGAACTTGGAACTTTTGACCAGCACCAGTTAATGCGTACTGGTATGTGCCAGCGACAGTGCTAATCGTGACAGTTTGACCAAGCGCATTCCAACCAAAAGCATCCTCAACTTGACGCTTTGTGTCATTGACAAACTTGGCAATAAGGGTGGAATAGGTGGTTTCGTTGTAAGTTGTTACAACAGGCTCACGCAAACGAATCAATACATCGTTGACCAGTTCAAGAAATGTCATTGGGATGCCTCATTTCGCTTTTGCTTTGTTCCTTGCGGATATAGCTTTAGCTTTTGCCTTTGCATCAGCTTTGGAGTTAGCACCCCATGCTTTTAGCGAAAGAAGCAGTCTCGTTGGTTCACCATTCTTGTACTCGGGGCCATCCATATTGCCCATCCGAGCCAAGAAACTTGCTCTGCGGGGATTATCCCCTGATTTGACAGGAGGTTTTAGATTCCCGCCAGTTGCCGCATTATAAGACGCTCTGCCCTTGGCATTCAAGCCGCCTTTAGGATTTTGACCAGCTTTTGTCTGCCAAACAGGAGATTTCATTTTTTCCTCGCGGCTCTCATATTGTCAATTAGGTTGGGATATGGCCTGCCAGCGGCTTTAGCCATCTTCTTAGCCGCCGCTTTCTTGGCGGGTGTCAGAGGTTTGGACGCTCCCAGTGACTTGGGGCGCTTTTTGTCCCAAACTTCTTTCATTTCATCTTCTTCTTTTTGGGCTTTGCCATGCCAGCTTCAGACAGGGCAATAGCGACTGCCTGTTTGCGAGACTTCACCACTGGGCCTTTTTTGCCAGAATGCAAAGTTCCAGCGCCAAATTCTGTCATTACTTTGCTAATCTTTTTTTGCGCTTTAGTTTTCATTTGCCACGACCTGATTTCTTCATTAAATTTGTTGCGGTTCGCTGACCTTTTTTAGGAAGCATCTTAGGTTTCCCAACTGCAATCATAAAAGTAACAGAAGGTTCTCCACGTTTTTTTGCTCCTTTTAAGGCTGCATTTGCGTCTTTATATGTTTGTGTCTTTTTCATCGTTTTTCCTTGGTTATTGGCCCACCAGACTTCCAAGCATCACAAGTACGGGCCGCAGCACAGGTGAATTGGAATAAATCACAGTACCCCAGATTAGCCGCCTTGACAAAATTCTCGTCATAAGACAACTCTCCCTTGTTTTCATCCTTCTCCAAACCGCCAACAATGCACTCCATCATGGCGGGAGTCTGGATAAAAGCGGCACAGTTGCCGCATCTCATGTTCTTGATGGCAGATGTAGGTGCGTTATACATCTTGGCCTTTTTCAGCCAAAAAGCATCGTTTGCCTCATTGGGATTGGGTGGGCCATAACCAAACTTCTTGAATGCGTTATTCCTATTTTTCAGGTTAACAGACACATCCTGAGTGGCAATGGGACACGATTTCCCTGAGAGCAAGCCTTTCATTTCATCAGCCTTTCGCCAACAAAAGTAACCACTCCACCCATCGCAGATGCAATGGTCATTCCCATCCAAAAGCCACCCTTACCCTTGTTTGCCAATTCAAGCAAAGCCTTCACATCCTGGCTCAAGGAATGAACTTCACTCTGGAGAGCCTCAACCTGGGCCTCCAGCTTGCCAAAATCTCTTGCGTCTATGTCAGACATTTAAAACTTTCCTTGGGCGACCCATGCGCCGAATAACTGGTGGCGTAAAAGCAGTGTCTTTTCTGACCGCTTCAGGATCATAGGCATCAGGTTCAACTTCTTGCTCATCAACACGAACATATCCTTGGTGACCCTTCATGGAGTCAATGTCATGTTGCAATGTGAAACTGACTGTGTTGCCAGACTGAAGACAGCGAAAAGTAGCCATAAAACCTCCAAGTCAGAAAAGGGGGATCATCTCCCCCTTCCCCTTAAACCATGCGAACCACAACGATACGCAAGGTTGAAGATGCCAAGTCCACAGTAGAACCTGACTCGTTTTGAATGCGGAACTTGACAGTATCAGCGGCACTGACATAGCCAGTGACAGTAATACCCACCAAATCCACACCCAAAGATGCGCCAATCACCATGTCACCAAGGGCAACGCCTGGGACTGTCACATCATCTGTTTCACCAACGCCGTCTGCCAAAGAACCAGGGTTCAATGTGCATTTGACAGCCCAAGTGTCAGAAAACAAGCCACGAAACTGATCGTTACCACGGCGTGTTACAACTGCTGAAGCGGTTGCCATGTTTATTTCTCCTAATCAAGTTAAAAAAGACCCCCCACCACATGGGCAGGGGGGCAACTGCAATTAGGCTGGCACAGCCAAAGCAAAGAAGCTAGAAGACTTAGCTGCACCCACAGAAGCAGCACTACGCAGGGCGGCTACGCCATACAGAGTGTCGCTTGTGAACAGGGTTGCCAAGTACTCTTGCTTGTATTGCACTTGTGAGCGAACTGCCACTTGCTCGACCAAGACCATTGAATCACGATGACCCATGATACAAACCCGAGCAGCACCAGAACCTGAAGTGGTATCTGCGTTGCTAGACACAAACACAGGAATACCATACAGGTTACCGATTTCACCAGTGCGAATAGCGTCACCAGTACCGACAAATGCTTGTTCGGTGTAGCGAGCCAGACCCATCAAGGTGTTGCGGCTAGAGGGAGGAATCAGGAAGAAACGCTGATCCATAGGGGTGTCGTTGTCATCCAAACGCTGAATGGTGCGGCGAATGGCGGCATCGGTCAGAGCAGACTCGTTGTTGCTTGCGGCAACATAAGCAGTCGTACCATCACCACCAATGTAGGCAGTGTTGTATGCGGCAGTACCGCCACCACCATTTGCTGAACGAGCCAACTGGATCAAGTCGGTATCAACTTGACGAGCCAGAGCATAACCAGCATCATTGGTATAGAACTGACGCAGTGAGTTCAAAGCCTGTGCTTCCACAATGTCTTCAATCAAGCGGCTATATTCATAGTGCTTGTTGATCGACACTTGGACTTCAGACTCAGTAGCGGCAATCAAAGTGACTGCGGTTTCTGCGGCCTTGGCTGTTGCTGAACCACGGGTGGGCGCAGGAATGTGAACAGTGTCACCTTTCTTGCCACGGAAGTTCATCTTCATTACCAAGTTTGCCATCACAAGATTCTTCTTGTAGGCGGCAACGATTTCATCACTCCAAATCTCAGGAATGAATGTTGCGGCGGTAGTCGTAGTTACCGCAGGGGTAGGATATGCCATGTTGTTTCTCCTTAGAAACGAAAGTTAAGTTACTTGACCCTTCCGTCTGCGTATGCCGCCATGATTTCATCACTTAAAGCATCGTATCGGGCTGGATCGGTCATCTTCAGCCGAATAAGGTCTGCCCTTCGATAAATCCGCTTTGAACTCTCACCAGTTCCACCAACATCAACTTGTGCGGCCTTCATGTTTTGCTTCCTGGCGGCTTCACCCGCTTGCTCAGTCTGCTTTGCCTTGATGCCACGCAACTCTTTGTAAGTAGAGAGCAATTCATTGGCGCTATCGTAGTCAAACTCACCATCAGCTTTTGCATACAAACCCATGCGAACTGGGGAAGATTTCACCCAATTTACAAAGTTTGCATCTTGAGCAATCTGCGTGTAGTCAGGATGCTCTTGCGCCAACTTCTGTTGAATCTGCATCTTTTTGAACTCTAGGCCAGCTTGACGGGCCGCAAGAACATCAGGATGATTATCAATAGTCTTTTGAACTGCCTTCTGTGGATTTTCAAAGAAATCTACTTCAGGTTCTTCCTCTTTAATAGGTTGTTGTTTTGAACTGAGGTTCTGCTTTATGAGTTCATCAGCAAGTTTCCTCACCTCCCCCACTTCTTGCGCTTGCTTGCCAATTAACTTTTCAGCTTCTTGGTGCATCTTAATAATATCCTCAAGACTTTTATCCCTGTATTTATCAGGGAGTCCTGGACTTGTAGGCGCAATGGTGTCAGATAGCTTGGATTCCTCGGCTTCTAACTCACTTTTCATCTCAGGTTCATTATCAATCAACATATTTTCCCTTTTCCTGCCGTTTCGGTTGTAGGAGAATCAACTCGACATTTCTGTTTAAGAGTTGGCTTTGCGTTCAGATTTCAACTTGTCAAGGTGGCTTTTCTCGAACTTCCCATGTGCTGTTGGGAAAGAACCAGACCACCCCTCCAACCTAAAAGCTGGCGCACTAAGAATGCGGTTGGCTGTTTCACCGCACTCACACCTAAAACTGACCGCCTCATAATCAGTCAGTCTTTCGGTTTTATGCCCGTTTGCACAGGCAAATTCAAACATTCTTTTCATTTAATTCCTCGTATGCTCGCTCGCTGACCAGTTTTAGGTTTTTCAGCCAAGTAAGTATAGAAAGTTCACCTTTTTTGAATTGTAGGCTTTGTTCATCAGGAATCACAGATATATTATTCAAGGCAGAAATCATGGTGTCAATATCCTCCATGAGTTCTTTCCACCCATCACTTCCCATCATTGAGAAGCGATTTTCATAATATCTTTGTAATTCAGGAGTCAATCTTTGGCTCCTCTTGAGGAATCTGAGGTTCTGC